AGAACGATTTCCGTAACGCTCAAATTCTTTCTCATAAGTATCAGGAAGATACTGATTCAAGAAATTGAAGCTCGTTATGTAGTTTGTCGATAACGCTACCTGTTCTGCTGACGGTTGCAGCGCGTAGGTTGGCGTTGATAATAAAGCACTTGCCATTTTCTTTAATTTTTAAATGTTTTTAAATACGTTTTATACTGCGGATTTTCAAGCTTCTGCCTGAATCGGGGTTTACCGCCCTCACCTGCATTCCTTCTCCTGACTTAGTAACCTCAGGTGCTCTACGCTCTGACATGTTTATATTCTTTGTCTTACGCATTACATCATCAGTTGCATCAGCCATTCCTTGCTCGTAAAAATACTTTGCAAACTTATCGGGATGCATCGCAATAGCTAAAGACTTATGGTACCCTGTCGCATCTTTCATTAGACCATTCTCATCCAAGAACTTTCCAATGAAGCTCGAAGGATTAGATTGAATTTTTTTCAACTCAGAGGTATCTCCCGGAGAAAACGAAAATGACTTGTCATTTATTTTGAACTCAAAACCTTTGAACTCATTACTAAATACGTCATTTGTTTTTTGGTCGAACCAATTGCGTTTACGTTCATTTTCTTCTTGAACCGTCTTAGCCTGCTGTATGTATTGTTTATAAGACTCATACTCTTCTTTTTCTGCTTCAGAAACAAACCCCGAACTTGACTCAAGCGGTACTTTGTATTTTTCCTTCTGCTCGTTAAAGAATTTCTTAGCCTCAGCTACAATCTTTTTCTTTGCAATTTTTGTTTTTTTTACAGTTGACTCATCATCAATATCTTCGTCATATCTGTAGTCATCCATAAGCGTCTCTATATCATCTTCATCAAGACCCTGCTGTGTAGATAAAAGATACTCTTTTAATAACGTGTCTGAATCAACAGTGTCATAATCCTTTTTTAATTTAAGGAAATCCTCAAATCCCCTTCCTGTTTCTTTCTTATACTTCATATAAGCAGCTACATCTTCGGGCAAAGGCTCAGCCTCTTGTCTTTCAGCAACTAAATCATCAAAAGAGTTTATTTGCTTGTTATATCTCTTACCAATATATGAAAGAACTTTTTGCTCATCTAAATCTTCTTCTTCTACTGCTACTTTAGTTTCTTCTAATACCGGTTCTAATATTTCTTTTACCGGCTCAGCTTTATTAGAAGAAGATAGGTCTAATTTAATAACGCCATTTACTTCTTCTTCGTGTTTTTTAAGCAACTCTTCTTCTACTTGAGCAACTCCTTTTTCTTCTCCTCCGTCTAATACTTTTACTGATTTAAATTCCATTTGATTAAATTTTATTTGTTACAAAATTATACTAAATATTTCACTTTTTTAACGAGGCTCAAACTCGCCTAAATCAAACCCATCTAAGCTATCTTCGTTAGACTCAAAATTAAGCGGAGGAAGATTATTTTTTCTCTGATCTATAAGCTTTGATTGCTGAGTATTCTGTATGCTTATTCTCTTGTTTTTCTCATCCTCTTTCATTTGGTCTCTTTGACTAATCTTTCCAACTTCCATATCATGCAACTGAAGATTGTAATTAAACTCTTCCGCCATCAACTGAGACTTAAATTGCATCTCTTGTTGAAGTTTCTGTATATCATACTGCACTTCAGCCTGCTTGATTTTTATCTTAGAGTTAGTTTCTGCCTCTATTTTCATCATGGCTGTCTGAGATGCCATCTGTTGAGATTGCATTTGCTGTTGTGTAACCATGGCTTGCTTTTGCATATCCATCTTGTCAGCATTCTCTTGCTTCTTAATTCTTTTCATTTTAAGTAGCTGATTGGCAAGTTTGAGATTTCTAATCTCCCTTATGTCAATAGCATCCTCAAGGTTAATGTCTCCCTTTGATAATGCCATTTGGATATTTGCTTCAAGCTGTGCTTTTTGTTCTTCATCGGGAGATATCTCAATGAATATACCAAAATCGTAAATGTATAAATCCGATATGTCATTTAGTATAGATACATTGTATTTGCCAATTTTATTGACAAAGTCGTCTTTGAAATCAGAATACTCTAAAATGTCGGCAACTCTATATGTTAAAGCCTCAGCCATTGTTCTGTATATAAATAATGCCCCATCAAGAATATGCCTTGTTGCAGTATTTGAATTTAGTGCAGCCATCTTTTGTAGACCAACCAACGAGTCAGGGTCAGGCATTGAGCCATCTCTTGCTTCATTAAGTCCGGTAACTGCCCTAATCATGTCCATATAGTGATTGTAGTTTGCTATAAGCATTTGAGTCTTGCTTGCGCCTGAGTTTGATGTCAACTGAGTAATAGGAACCCTTGCATTATTAAACTCTCCATCTTGTGTATAACTACGTCCAATAACACTACCTGTTTGAAAATATAATCTAAGTGCATCCTCAGGATTATAAGCATTGCCTGTACCTAAGTCAACTTCATTCAATCCGTCTGCATCTATGAATACACCATCAGGAACTACACGAGCAATTACTTGCTGAAGTTTCAAATGGGTAATCTGAATCAAGTCAGCAAATGGTATCATTCTTCTAACCAAAGACTCAATAACACCCTTATACATTCTTGGAGCACATGCTACATAGTTTGGAAGCGCATGCTGAGATGCAGATTTTGGACGAACCATATTTTGAGCTAACTCCCACTTCAATAGTATGTTTGTTCCCATTACCATGATACCTTCATACCATACATCAATGGTTTTCTCCATCTTCTCAAAGTTACCTTCCTCCATCATTTCTACAGGAGGATTAAACGTATCATCTTTCTCAATTACACGAGAACCACCGTTCTCAAGTATCTTCTTCTTATAAACAAACTTCTTTGTTGACTTGTAATTGAAGTACATCAAAGTGCAAGTGTCACGATGAAACAAACTATTTTGATAGAACTGAGCAACATTATAGTAGTCATACCAACTTTGACTATACTGAGTTATTTCTTGCAATTGCTCTTTGGTCAATGATTGGTCAATCTTCATCAACTCGGTAATCGGCATTGTCTTAATCTCTCCCCAATAAAAACAATCTCTAAAGTATGGGTCTTCAGTATAACTGTAAACCACATTAGCAGGGTCCACATAGGATACCTTTACTCCTGCTCCGGGAAGAAACTCGTGTTTAGCAACTGCTATACCTACAACAGTCATGTCGTAGTCAAGTCTTTTGCGAATATCTTGGTAGTGATTCTCGTCAAATATTGTATTAATAGCCTCCTCTTCAGCAATCTCTATGGCAGGCTTATAGTTTAACTGCATATAAAGATTCAACTCCTCATCTGTATTTGGTAATTGGTCGGGATCCATTGTAAAGCCATTGAACCCTGTCTTTTCTTTTACAAGATTCAATATGTCCTTAGAAACCATTTGAGATTCAATCATATCCTGATACTTGCTTCTCTTTGCTTGAGACATAGCATCCTGTGAATACGCTTTAACCTTAAATAGCCTATCAGCCATTCCATTAACAACAATATCAACAAACTTGGGGATAATAGGAACAGGAGTCCAGTCTAAATTCAAATAAGACAAGTCTCCGTCAATAGCCAATTCATTCTTGTATTTAGCAATAGACTGCTCGCCTCTTGCATATAGTCTTACTTTATGGAAGTCTCTCCATTGAGCATAGTACCTACATGAGCTGCTATCCTTTCTGAACCATTCGTATTGAATTGCTTGTCCTACTTGGAGTCCAAATTCTTCAGACGCCTTTTCCGCATCAGAAGCTAATTGACTCGGAAATGTTGTAGATTTTATGTCTATTACTATGTTTTTCATCTAATCAATTGACTTGTGTTTCCATCATTGCTATACCTTGCGAAGTTAATACTAATTTTTGACTCTTTTTTTTCAGGCATATACATGTGTTTTTGGTTTGCCATGATGGCTAAACCTGAACTAATACAAGCATCAAAACGAGTTCTATCGTTGATATCAAACTTTGCCCAATCCTCAAGCGTTCTTGTAAATGGCATTGTTCCCATTTCATCTTGAGTTCTATACATTCCTGTAAAATCCATCCCTACAAACTTCTCTATGTATGACTCTATTGCCGCAGCGTGTACTTGCTTGACATCTTCAGAAGAGTTTGGTATTCCTCCAAGCTCTCTTTCCGTAGCATTGAGTTTATTGTATTGCTTGTCAGGTCTATTCAAACAGAATCCCCTATATCCTCTATTTTTAAAGTGATACAATAGCCTTGGCTTATTATTCTCTATAAGTATTGGCATCCCAAAAAACACGCAGGCCATAAGTACTTCTTCAAAGAATATCTCAGCCGTTTGAGGACGTGCTATATACTCTAAAAAGAATTGATTAGTTGGAGCCTCGTCCATATGGAACTTTGTCATTCCGTGAAGTGCACCATTCGAGCCTCTGCCTCCAACAACTGCAGATATATCATAAGAGTCACAACCAAATGAGCCGATATGCTCATTGCCCGGGTATTTTATTCCGTTTCTATCTTGTACATTATTTTGAAGGTGTTTGGCCGGTGTCCAACTAACTAAGAACCTACCTCTATTATCAGGAGACCAAACAACCTTAGTATCTTTTACCCCATCTTGCCATTGAAAAGAACCACGAGTTAAATAATGAGCCTGAATCATGGAATCATTGTAGTCAATCTGCTGATAAATCTTTGTAAGATTGAATAAAGACTGCTTGCTCTCATCTCTGAACGCATGCGATTCAGTTCTTGGGAACTGACGATAGAACTCATTAAGCGCATCAGCGTCATTCTTTAAAGAATCAACCTCTGCCTCCCAATAATCTACGGCTCCATTTCTAATCCAACCTCCATCAACTCCTTTTATATCTACAAGAGGCTTTTTAAATACAGGCATGCCATACAAATCAATGAATCCTTCCATATTCCACTCCATGGGGATAAACAAAGCATACAATCCGCTCTTAGTTTGTCCATTTGCATTGCGATTTGCAACACGAGAGTCTTCATATATGTCTTTGAAGTTCTGACCTCCCTTATTTAATGCATTTGAAGTAGAACCCATCATGCACTTACCAATTATCTTGCTACCCAAACGTAAACACGTCTTAGTAACACGCCAATTCTCCTTTATATTCTGAGGCTTGGTCCACTTTCCGCTCTCGTCATGAGCCAAAAAGAGTAGTTTCTCTCCATCGTAAGAGTTATCCTCTGTATTCTTCCAATCTATTGTAGTATCTAACCCCTTTATGTCCTCAGTTTCTATATCATACATATTCTTCTTGGTAATCTTAGCCGCAGGAACTCTAAACGCCAACTCTGTTTTAGGTTTATCCATACCATCCATGATTGGTTTGAAGAAGAAAGGTAGCCTGCTGTTGATTGGAACAACCTTGTCAGTAAACATTTTCTTAGCATCGCTACCTGTTTTT